GATTCCAAAGGTTACAATGGCAATAAACAATGGAGGTTGGTTCGAACATGTAATCAGAGCAAGAATAATATTTGAAAAACCATAAACAATGACCAAACAAAACAAAGAACGAATCAAAGACCTTGAGAGAGCTCTCACCAGGGCGAAGTATCCGAAGCTGCCATATGTGGATTCATTCCTCACTAATTGGCAAGATAACTCAGCGAATGCTCTGACCAAATCAATCTGCGGATTCCTTCAGATGAGTGGATGTCAAGCGGAGAGAATCAATACCATGGGAGTGTATCGTAAAAAATACCGCACCGATGGAGTGGAGATGGGAGGACAATGGACCAAAGGAACGGGAACACCTGGATCAGCAGATATCTCGGCAACTATCCGAGGGAGGTCAGTCAAGATTGAGGTCAAGTATGGGAAGGACCGGCAGTCCGAAGCTCAGAAAGTATATCAAAAAATGATTGAGGATGCCGGAGGAGTTTACTATATCTCAAGAACTTTTGATGATTTTATTGAATTTTATGATAATTTTATCGCTGAATTAAAATAGTTTATTATCTTTATTGAAAATTAATACACACGCAAATGGAAAAACAAGAGAAAACAGTCGCAACACTGTACCAAAAGTTGCACACTGCCAAGTCGCAGATTGGAAAGGTAGCAAAGAATGCTACGAATCCACATTTCAAAAAGTCATATGCTGACATCAATGCACTGCTCACCGCAGTCGAGCCAATTTTATTGGAGAATGGATTGATTCTACTTCAGCCAATAGTTGGAAATGATGTGGTGACTCGCATCATCGACATCGATTCAGGTGAGATGGTTGAATCATTCATGACCTTACCGATTATTACGGATCCACAAAAGGTGTTGAGTGCGGTTACTTACTTTCGAAGAGGTACATTGCAATCACTTCTCTCACTTCAGGCAGTGGATGATGATGGAAAGGCAGCATCGATTGCAGTCGCTCCGGTTAAACCTGCATTAGACAATGCGAGATTTGAATCCGCAGTGGCATCCATTCAAGCAGGTAAGTACACCAAAGAGCAATTGATTGAGAAATGGACATTGAGTGAGGTACAACTTAAAGCATTGGAAGTATGAAGTGGCATCCATCCTCCATCGGCAAGTTGATGACCAACGGTCGTGGAAAAAACGAAGTCGGAGCAACCGCAAAAAGTTATATCAAGCAAATTGCTAAGGAAAACTTTTACGGATACCGTAGTGAGATAAACAACAAGTACATTCAAAAGGGATTGATGCAAGAGCAGGATTCGATTGACCTACTTAATACAGTACGATTTGAAGCATATGAAAAAAACACTGTTCGAATGGTTGATGAGTACATGACCGGAGAGTGCGATATCATCACCAATGATTTAATTATCGATATCAAAACATCCTGGTCATTGGATACCTTTCCGGTAATGGCAGAGGATGGATATGATGCACTTTATGAGTGGCAATTGAGAGCTTACATGATGCTTTACAACAAACCTAAGGCAGAATTAATCTATTGCATGGTAACTACATCCAATGAGCTACTAAACGAGTGGGAGAACTTAGCCTTGCATCGTGTGGACCATATCGCACCGGAGAAGAGAATCACCGTACTTTCGTTTGAACGGGACCAGGATAAGGAAAGCGACATCATCGAGAAGCTCAAAGCAGCAACGGAGTATTATAACGAGTATTATAAATTATTAGAAGAAAAATAACATGGAAGCACGCGAAAATTTTATCACATCGAAATTGAATGAAAGGAAGTTCAAAAGTAGAGTTTATTCAACAAGAGAAATATCTCAGATTATTGGAATGGAGAAACATCCAGCTAATAAAAACGGAAGCATCAAAGCAACTCTCTCAAATCATCCGGATTGGTCCTTTCAATATGGAAGAACATGGATGTATATTGGTAACAAACAAAACAAACCAATCAAATCCAAACCAACTCAAGAGAAAAGAGCTCCTCAAAGGAAAGAGATATCAATATTGTGGGGATTAATCAAGATAAGATGACAGCAGTAGAGTGGTTATTAGAAAAGTGGGCAATACAAGGGACTTTACATAGTTCTGATATTGCACAATCCATAGAAATGGAGAAGGAGCAGATAATGAATGCTTATATATTTGGGGCTCAAGATGAATATGTAATTGGCTCACAAAGATACTACAACGAAACCTTTAAATCAGAATAAGATGAGATACTTCATTATTTTTATCAGTGCATTAATCATTGAGATATGCTCAACATTTTATGTGCATTACATCACTGAAGTCAATCCCATTGGAATGTGTTTCTTTGCTTTCATTGGTCCATTCCTTGGATTGCCTTTCGCAGGATATATGGTTGAATCAAAATTTTGGAGTGAACGAATCAAGATGGCATTCGCTTTGGCATTCGGTTATGTGGCAGGTGCATTAATAGTGATAAATTTAATCAGATGAAACAAACAATTCTCGCAATGATCACAATCATAATCACCTTGGCAGCAATCATGGTGGTGGGAGCTGCAATTGCATCTCAAATATTCAAAGGAACATTTTAAATTATATACAAATGGAGTTAACAGTAACAGGTACAATCAAGATGATTGAGCCAATCAAACAAATCAGCGATAAATTCTCAGTGAGAATGTTCGTATTAACAATACCAAATGGAGAGTATCCGCAGGACATCTCATTCCAATTGGCTCAGGATAAGTGCAAGATGTTGGATCACTATTCACCCGGTATCCCCATCACAGTAAAATTCAATCTGAGAGGTCGTGAATACAACGGGAAGTATTATAATACACTTGATGTATGGAGTATTAATTCAATGCCGGTAGTTGATGAGAGCTTTGACGATTCACCTTTCTGATACGGATACCATTCGTGACTTCATCGATAAAGAGGTGAGGTCACGAGTATCCAAGAGATACAAATTATCACATATCGCTGAAGATATGGGAATCACTTATCTTCAGTTGTGGAGATTCCTCAAGGGCCATTCGGTGAATGAGGAGTTTTATATCAAGTTTTTCAAGTATTATGCGAGATAGGTATTTCATTGCATATGTTGGGACCAAGAATGAGGAACCGCATATGATCATCAACCGATTCAAAGATGTCCTTAATGGGATGAATGTCAATTACCTTATCATTATGACAATGGACAATGATGAAGTATATCTTGAGGAGATTGATAAATTGAAGTTTATGGATATGCAATGTCAAATGAATTGAGATGGGATGTGAACTACTGAAACCAATTGATGGAAATGAATTGGATATCAATGTTGCTTTGTTTGGTCATTTACAATTGATGCTTTTATTGAATGGAAATGAAAAAACGGAGTACATCAAAGGATTTGAATACTGCACTCAGTTGGTTGAGGAATGGAGCCGACAAAGTAACTTACCGAAAATAATGGATAATTAAATTTAAACAAATGGAAAACTTACAACACGTAATTGGTGCATTGAATTCAGTAATTGGTAGTCAAAAGAATAGATTAAAATCATCTGAGGACAGAATTGAAGAGCAATGGATTGAATTAAGACAAGCAGAAAAAAGAATTGAGGAGCTTGAGGAAAGAGTTGAGCATCTAAATGAGCAATTGAGTGCTTTTATTATACTAAAATAGGACTGATGGAAAGAACACCCGAAGATATCATCGTAACCAAGGTTGCAATGAAGTATTTTGACCGGTCCGAGATGGGCATCAAGAAATATGGTACAACATTGGAGAATAATTCATTACCTTTGATGGATTGGTTGAATCATCTCCAGGAGGAATTGATGGATGCAACTCTGTACATTGAGAAATTAAAACAAGAGATATGACTTACTTAGCTTCACTCGCAATCAGTTGGTTCCTGGTATCATTCGAGCCGATTCAAATGATATGGGATGGAATCGCAGTGCGAATCAAACCGAATCACCTGGTCAATTACATTCACTCAGCTCTTGGTTGTTGGAAGTGCATGAGCTTTTGGTCCACATGGATCATCACCGGCAGCTTCATTCAAGCAACCATAGTATCATTTATTGCGTTTATCATTGAGGAATGTTTGAACAAGCTGAAATAGAATATATCAATGAGATAGCTGCATCGAGTGATGCATCAAAGTATGCCAAGACCACACTCAAAGCACTGTATCGAATATATGATAAATATACCGGTGACCGCACAACGAATTGCTTTTGCTCATCAACAGTGAGAAAGATTTATTATAAGGACTTCATAAATTGGTATGAAAGCAACACTTGATCGCTACATATCGAGGAATTATAATGAGGTTTGGAAGTATACTGAATACTTTCTCACTAAATATAAGATGAAGCTCGATGCTGATTTAGTGATCAACAACTCATATCTCCATGTGATTGAGATAAACGACAACACAACGGATGAGAATAAGGTCAAGAGCTATCTCCTCAACACGATCAAGAGGCAGATTCTTTGGTCCACATCAATATCACACACTCAAGAGAGAGTGAATGCTAATGAGATTGATATACCGAATGACTGCGAGGATGAGCATGATCTAAATTATAAGATAAGGGAAGAACTGAAGTATCAAAATCAAAAGGCATACGTTGAGATGTACCGGAGGTCACTATCTGACCGAGTGAAGGTGATAATCTTTGAGGCATACTTTGATAAAGGATATACGACATCAAGGGCAATGGCTGCATATTTCGATATCCCTGATACCTCAGCATATTATTTTATCAAGGAAATTAAACGAGAACTAAAACGAATACAAGATGAGAATCAAGAACGAGTATAAAGGCAAAACTATTGTCAAAAATACCACGATTGGAAACATAACAGTGGTAATTGATAATATAGATGTATCAAAGTATCAATATTACGTTTCACTTGGAATGGGATATATCTTTGAGAAGGAATCAGAAACAACAACCGCACCTGAGCAATGCATCAAGTATGAAGGCATCGAGCAGGAAGAGGAAGTGAAACCGATTCCAAAGAGAAAACGAAGAACAAAAGCAACACCAGGTAAAGGAGAGGAATAATGCCGAAACACAAGTATATTGAAACTCCCGAGAAATTTGAGGAGATTTGGGAGATATATAAAAAGAAAGTAAAGGATAATCCAAGGTATTCTTATAGCTTATCTAATAAGACCGGAGAGATAGTAGCTATCCCTTTGGAACTTCCTATTTCAGTAGATGGATTTGAAGTTTGGGCTAAAAAAGAATATGGAGATATTCACAATTACTTTGATAATACCGGAGATAGATATTCTGAATATAAGGCCATCTGTTCACACATAAGGAAAGAATGCAAGGTTGATCATATCGATGGAGGAATGGTTGGCCAATACAATCCATCCATCACACAGCGACTTCATGGCCTAACCGATAAGTCGGACATCACAACCAATGGAAAGGACATCAACGAAATCAAGGTGAACATCATCAAGGCGGATGGAGATAAATAGCACTGTTATCTTTGAGAAGAATTACTTAGCTCTCCAGGATAATAGTATCAGGTTTATAATAAACGAGGGAGGCTCAAGGTCATCAAAGACCTATTCCCTTTGTCAAATGATAATTGTCTACTCTCTCCAAAATAAGGGGAAGGTAACCTCCATCATTAGAAAAACGTTCCCAGCTCTCAGAGCAACAGTCATGCGTGACTTCCTTGAGATAATGAAGGAAATGGATTTGTATGATGTCAATGCTCACAATAAGTCAGAGCACATCTATTCCTTCCCTAATGGATCCATCGTGGAGTTCTTCAGTGTGGATGATGAGCAAAAGATACGAGGAAGGAAACGTGACCTCGCTTGGTGTAATGAGGCGAATGAGCTCTTTTATGATGACTTCACTCAGCTGAACATGAGAACGGAAGGAAAGCTCATCTTCGACTACAATCCAAGTGAATCAGCATCCTGGTTGTATGACCTTCCTAAGGAGGAGAGCATCCTCATCAAGTCAACGTACAAAGACAATCCATTCCTTCCGGATTCCATCCGTAGACAAATCGAGGACCTGAAGAGGACCGATGAGTCACTGTATCAAATTTACGCACTGGGAGAGAAGGCAATCTCCAAATCAAATATATATTCAAATTGGACCTTTGTGAAGCATCGACCTGCTCGGTTTGTTCACTATGTGTATGGACTCGATTTCGGTTACAATCACCCCACCGCACTCATGAGAGTTTATTGGTGCGAGGATGACATCTACATTGAGCCGGTGATATATGAGAGCTACCTCACCACCACCAACCTCATTGAGAGATGTGAGCAACTTGGCGTTGAAAAGAATGTGACCATTGTGGCTGACTACGCACGACCGGAGATCATTGCTGAGATGAACAATGCAGGGTTTGATGTGCAGAACGCCAATAAGGTGGTGAAGAAAGGCATCGATAACATCAAGACCTTTGGAGTGATATGCGAGGATGAAGCCAGGATCAAAAAGGAGTATGAGAATTACAAATGGAAGAAAGTTGGAGATTTCATTACTGACGAGCCGGTCAAGTTATTTGATGATGCCATGGATGCTATCCGATATGCTGCGACCTACATCCGTAAAGAACATTACACTGATGACAGTTACTTCGCCTTCTAAACAAAAGAGGTATTAAATTTAATATATACATGGCAATCTATAATCAATCATGGCTTCACACCATCCTTCATGACCTCAATGGTTCGATGGTCAATGAGAATGTGTGGCAATCAATTTGTTATCACTATGGAATCACATCACCGGTCAATGGTTCTTGGATTCAAGCACTATGTGAATTCTTCGATGTCAACCATGAAATTGGCGAAGCATGGATTCAATCATTAGCGGAGGACTTCGGTGCAACCGGTCCGGTGAATGGATCATGGATTCAAGCTCTTGCATTACAAATACAAGGCACCGCAGATTTGATTGACCTACTGATTGCGAGAATCAATGCCGATGGTGGAGTCCTGGAGGCAGAGCCTTGCCTTGAAGAAACATTAAATAGTTTAGAGATATGAGTTTATTAGATACCGCTTCATTAATAGTAACGCCAAACGGGTACAAAGAAGGCACGTTATATTCCGTTATTCCATCCGATGGTTCGGGGGATATGTCAGTCGTTAGAGCAACAACTGCCACTCGTGTGAATAGTGCGGGGTTAATCGAAAGTGTAGCGAATAACATTCCACGACTTGACTACTCAAATGGAACGTGTCCAAGTTTGTTAGTAGAACCGCAGAGGACAAACCTCGCTCTTTATAGTTCGTCTTTTGACAATGCGGCTTGGGATAAGATAAACGGAACAATGACCGCCAATGCCACAACTGCACCCGATGGCAACACAACCGCAGAACAATGGGCTGGAGATGGCACTAATACAATACACGACTTTTACCAAGCGTTTACGGGTGGAGCAACTACAACCTCAAGTATCTACGTTAAAAAGAATACCGCACAATTTGTTTACATTTCGCTTAACTATCAAGGAACGGGTTCGGATTGGTCAACGGGTGTTTATGACCTTGACAACCTAACAACTGCAACTTTTCAAAGTGGCGGTGTAACTTCTCCTATTGCAAGTATTTCAGACGAGGGCAACGGATGGCGTAGAATTACTTTAAAGGTATCAACGGGAGATACTAACTTGTTTTGTATGTATGGCATCGCAAACTCTTTAAGCCCGTCTTTTGGAGCAAATAGAGGTAGGGTTGTTTTCAGCACTTCAGCTTCATTCTATGCTTGGGGTTCACAACTCGAAGCGGGTTCATATCCAACTTCATACATTCCAACAACATCAGCAAGTGTAACACGCAACGCAGATGTTGTATCGAAAACGGGAATCAGTAGTTTGATTGGACAAACGGAGGGGACTATGTTTGTGGATGCCTACATAACGGGTAAAAGTACAAGCAATGGTTCAACGCTATTCGCAACTGATAAAGTAAGTTCGGGTGCAATTATGACAATTATTTATACTGCATCAGACGCTTTGTTTTTCTATGTTTATGATGGTTCGTCTTTTCAATGTTCTTTGAATGGTGGTTCTTTTAATGTAGGGGATAGAGTAAAGGTAGCTTGTGGATATAAGAACAATGATTTTGTGATGTATATAAATGGAAACCTTATCGCAACAGATACAAGTGGAAGCGTTCCCGCAACAGATACTGCAAACATTAACACATCTATTTACGCAGACAACAACGGAAGTTTTATCAATGCATCCGCACTTTGGAAAACTCGCTTAACAAATACTCAACTCGCACAACTGACAACGATATGATTTATAAACTAACATACGAAAACAAGGAACAAGCAACCGCAGACCTTAAAGCAAAAGGTATTCTTATTGAGGTAGAATTCAACGGAGAGAAACACGAAGCATACGGAGAAGGAGTTCAAGCAGTTGTAGAGATAGGATTGATTATGATAACTCCTCCCGTAATGGAAGGAATGGAAGTAATCGAGCAACCGATTTACGCAGATGGTTACCATTACGATGTGATGAGCGAAAACACCTACGACTTCGGGAGTAACTTAGTTGAGCCGAAGAATCCTAAACACGCCTTCGCTGGTCATTCGGTGAAGGAAGAGGTTGATCACATCCCACAATTTAACATCAATGAATAATGGCTCAGACAATCATAGCATCACCTCAAGAATTTTCACCGGCATACAATCCGCTGAAGTTCATTGTTGATTCAACCAACAAAAACAAATCAGCATTCAAATATGTATTCCAGGTATTTGAGGGAGGTACATCAAACAAGATTGCAGAGTATAAAGTTCTCCCAAGAATAACCGATGGATACGGTGAGCAGGATCTATCTAAGCTCATTCAAGCAAAAGTATCTTGGGATTTAGATACATCCATCACATCCTGGTATAACGCACCGAATTCATATTATCAATATGATGTGAAAGTTGGTGAGGAGTACACATATCAAGTGACCTATGTGAGCAACCTCACAAACAATGGAGGGAATGTTCAAATCAATGTGAGCAACATCTTCAATGTAGGTGATCAGGTAGTCATCATCCAAGCTGATGGTGGTGTGGCGAATCCTTTGCTTGAGGGATTGCATACTGTTACCGCAGCATCGGGTAGTGCGTTCACTGTCAATGTCGCATGGTCCTCAGTGACCAGTGCATCAATCGATGGCAGTGTTCGATATGCTGACAATCGTAAACTCATCACATTGGATATCTCATTATTTGAGGATGAAATCGCATTCAATGGTGCATTCAGATGGGATGATTGGTCAACATATGACTCAACCGATTACAAGCTCACATTGGTCAATAAAGAATGGTTGACAAACCAACCTCAAGAATTCAGTTGCACATTGGCTCAGGATTTATATCTTGATCTCAGAAACGTCAAAGGGAATAATCGCATTGTGTTCGTCAATAGCAATGGAGCAATATTCTTCAAAGCAATCAATAACCTTGGTGAGATATCTCAGATACCGGTTGGACCAAATAACTACGGTACATTAACAGGAACGGGAGCTCTCATTGATTCCACTGTTGATTGGTATGAGGTATATTATCGCACCGCAGCAGGTGTTGACTCAATCAGATACCGAATCAACCTGGACCGAAGAGAGTCCATCACTGAATATGATATCTTGTTCCTTGACCGCCTTGGATCATTCTCCTCATTTGCATTCCAATTGAAATCATATGAGAGGGGAGAAATCACACGAGAGATGTTCAACCGAGATGTCAAAGGATATGTTAATGCCAATGATAATTGGACGTACAAAACCGAGGACATGGGATTCACTCAACTGAATTTAAATGTGGTGAAATCATTTGACCTCAATACCAATTGGATGACTCAAGACATGGCAGAATACTTTGAGGAGCTTTTGACATCACCTCAGACATTTGTCAAATCAGTTGAGTATATTTGTGGTGAGGGACCGGTATCAAGCACATACCAACCATGCATCATTCAGAACAATTCATACGAGGTATTCAAGCAAAGAAACAAGAATTTAATCAAGCAAAGCATCACAATCAAATTAGCAAACCAGGACAATATCAATGGTTAAGATTCAAATCCAATATACCTCAAGCATCAACACTCAAGTTGTTGCATTCGAGGACCGAGTGATTGCCAATGGAGGTACATTCGAGGCGGCTCAATGTTGCATTGAATATCTCAAAACTCTTGGTGATGACATTCAACATGGAGGATATCTTGATGTGAAGGAAGGCACCGCATTCCCTCTCAACTTCTCAGTTGGTGACATCAGAGATTTAAGCAAGAGAAATGGTACCTTCTCCAAAACAATCACTTTGGTTGGGAACAAGAACAACCATAATATCCTTGGTCATCATTACGATGTCAACATCCAAGATGGTACATTCAACATCAACACGATCACCAAATGTACGGTGCTTCAAAACAACATTCCAATCATTGAGGATGCATTGCTTCAGTTGGTGAATGTACGGAAGTCGCAGATGACTGATGCATATGAGCAGATGATTGAATATGAGGTATTGGTGAAGGATTCTCAAGCTGAGTTTTATACTGCCATCACCAACAATGAGCTGACTGATTTGGACTTCAGTGATTTGAATCACTCGTTTAGTGCATCGACAATATACAATTCATTCAACAATACAGTGAGTGACGGGTACAAATACCTACTCCCATACAAGAATTCACTCGAATATTCAGTCAATGAATTGAAACCGGCTATATATGCCAAGACATACTTTGATCGCATCTTCTCAAATGCAGGATTCACATACGAATGGACCGGCTTGACCGCTGCCCATTTCGACAAATTAATCATTCCCTACAATGGGGATGTGAATGATTTTGATTACAATGATTTTTTGGTTGAGGCATCCAATACCTGGACAACTTCCTATGTGCAACCTCTCGGATTAAATAATACATTCTCTGAGGTCATAACCGGATGGAATGAGATAACCGATGTGCAGTCATTATTCACACCTTTAACGGGGGAATACTCCACACCTTTCACATCGAATCCATTAGCTGGTCAATTTTACCAATGGAAGATTGAATTAGCAGGTACATTAGTTTTAGATAATAGTTACACTCAGACCGCTAAACTTCTCCCATTTGGAGGAGGTTCAATTGCTTACAATAGATATCGAATATTTGCCAAGGTAAATGTGGCAGGTTTTGGAAATGGTGCAGTTTATGGTGATCCGGTAATTTTACAATATACATCTGGTTCACCTCTTCCAATTGGAAGTACAGTAATCCAATCAATATCCACAACATTAGATTTCTCAGCATTATTCAATTCAGCAACAAGCACACCGGTTATCAATGCTTCGGATATTCAGATACTGA